CACTCCAGGACGAACTGGACTTAAAATAACCTTATTTTCAAAATCAACCTGCTCTTTTTCAATCAGTACGATTTCTTTTGTGTCCATTTCAGCATAAAAACATAAACGCAATATAAGTTCTCTTGGAATCTGTACACCTTCAATATAATAGGCATCTCTTTTAAAAATAACAGCACAAATATCCTCGAACTCCTGCTCGTCTTTTAGGTAGCTTGTTTTCATGCTCATTGACTGGTCGATTTCTTTATAGTCGATTTTTTCAAAATTGTTTTCGCCTACAATTTTACCGTTCTGGATGCACCAATCAACGTAACTCTTTAACATGCTGATCATCTGTATTCCATTTGTAAAACGAGTCCCGGTGTTCAAATCAAGAACAGTCATTATTTCGTCAACACTCATTTCACAAACATCTTTACCAAATGTCGATTCCATTTCTTCAATCTTATTAAAAATTGTTACATATGTTTTATAAGAATTTTCGTTGACTATTGTATTCAAAAATGATCTTTTTACTTCAGCATTGTACATATAGCGTCCTCCTTTTCCTTACAGAACATATGGAATCCTCTACGATTATTTTTTACACAATAATCCTTTATAGTCATATCATTGAAATTTGTCTCAGAAATTATTCTATCAAGATAATTTCTCCACTCAAGATGTCCTTTTAAATTGCTACTAATCATCATGTAGTAATGAATTGCAAAGAAATGAACCGACCATGAACCTCTCTTTACTTTCATGTAATTTGAAAAATCATTGTACATGATTTTTGCAAGGTAATTCATAAACGTGATCAACCAGTCTCTCAATTCATCCTGATCCGCCTTTGTTTTTAAGCTGCTCATATCATAATATTCTGCAATGGAATCTGCAAACTCTGTATAAAGAATAAAACCATGTCCAATTCTTATTTCAGAACCATCTTTTACGATATTCTTTGTGTATAATTCATCTGCATCATGGCTACGCATTATTGCATCAACAATTCTATTCTGCACCGTCATTTTCATTGCTTCCCTGTGACGTTTCGGGATTGGTACTGTTGTCCACTCCTGGTTAAGAACTCTTCTCGCATCTGTCGCATTCAGATATGTGAAAAATACACCAAATTTATCATCTTGATGTTTGGTCGATAATTCACAAGCAATAGAACGATGGTTTCCATCTGGTACGATAATTGTTCCAGATGTGATTGTTAATGTTTCAGTATCTTCATCATAAACCGGTGGATCGGCTTCTCCATCGTCCATCAAGTTAAAACGAATACCATTGAAGAAAAACTCACCATTATTGATAAGATCTGCTATTTCCTGTGCATTCTTACGATTCACTTTTGTTTTCAAATCACCATATTTATCTTTAGTATAATTTCGCTGTAATTCAGGAATAATCTGCAGTTTGTTGGCATTTTTCAAAGACTTTATATCCTTAACAGACAGTGGGAACATATACTGGTTATCTGCAAGTTTTTGTACATGATGAAATACAATTCCATTTTTGTATTTATTTCCTTCATCTTCTGTGTTATCATAGAACCTATAGTTGGAAATTTCAGCATCCTCAAAATAATCTTCCACTTTACCAATTCTCTTAGATACTTTTGAAGCTGCGTTTAAAATCCAGTATAATTCAGCATCACTTGCTTCGTCCAGGGGATATCTCCCGGATAACATTTTGAAAAAATTACCAGTAGTGATTTTTCCATCATGCATAACTTCTTCCTGAAATTCTTTGATTTTTGCTGGACTTGAATTTGTAATAAATTCATTTATTTTTTCAATTAAAATATATCTGCTATCCGTTGATTTCATGTTGTTTACCCCTTTCTTTCCTATTTGATATTATAAAGATACCATATTTTTTCAGAAATGTCAACACGAAATCACGAATTGCATTTATTTTAATCTTCTTCCAATAATCGTCAAATTGTACTGAGCTTTTCTACAATAATACGCCTTTCTTCTGCTGCCAGATCAAGATTCTTTTCATCAATGGGAGTATAATAATCCTCTTCCTCGTTTGAAATATATACGGTTACTACGTCCTCTGCATCGTTATACACGATTGCAACGTTGGAATTATCGAGATTAGATAAAGCATGTACCATTACACCCATAGCATCTACAAAATCTATAAAATCATCTCCTGTAGCTTCTGTAAGAACCTTATCAACATCTACTTCATATACAGTTTCTTTATGGTTGAATTTCATTGATATTTTCCCCTTTCATCGACAAAATCCAAACGGTAGCGAAATTTTCTTAATCGAACGTATGTTTGAATTATACTATCAACATCAATCGCCGTCAATAGGATAAAACTAAAATCTTGAAATTTTTGCTACTTGGATTAACTTTTCATTATTATTTTCCACTGCCCCTGTAATCACAAGCTGCAAAAGCTCCCACAGATAATGGCTAATTTCAACGTCTGGAACACCAATGCTCTTTAAATCGTGTCCGTTTATGTCTAAGTGTTTTAAATCATAGCAATACTTATCTGGATTAGAGTACACTTCTTCGATTGTGTCCTGTGCTTTATACAAGCATAGCATCATTGCTTCATCTGCACTTTCATCAGATATTATTTTTGCCAGCTTATAATTGGTGGTTTTAATTATATCCTCTTTTGAATACTTTGATAGCAAATAGGCTATAGCATTTATGGTAAAATCCCGGCGTAAAACATCTTCAGCCAAATCACTCGTAAAGTTTACCGTATCAGGACGGCGAAAATCCGTATATCTCCCATCAACTCTATATGTAGTTATCTCATATGGTTCATGGTTAATGATTACTGTCACAGTACCATGTTTTAAGCCAGCAGTCATAAGACGAAAGTCCTTGAATATTTCCATTATTTCTTCTGGTTGGGCTGATGTGGCAATATCCCAGTCATGCGGTATATATTCCATTACAGAATCTCGCACACACCCACCGATTATCACCGCCTCATGTCCATGTCCAGATATTTTGTTAAGTATCATCTTCACATTTTCTGGCATCTTAATATCTTTTACCATATCTCACACACTCCCCCTATATTTACCATTCGTCCATCTATATTCATTCTGAGCTACGTTTGCAGATGTTATTGATACTATTTCGTCCCACCTGCTCTTAAAACTGTTTGGATATTCAGTTGCCGGATTCCCCTTCAACTGATCAATAATTCCTAACATAGTCTCGTTTGTCATTGTTTCAGAGAAACATGCGTCTGGCAAATCTGGGAAGTTCATATTCTTACAGTAATAATGTAGGTTTTCTCCCATTCTAATTCTCAGTTTTACTCCAATGACATTTTCTATCTCAACATAATGTTCATCTGACATATAGAGATATCTTTGAAGTGTACGAATATCGTTAAATCCATCTAGCAAAATATCGTTCGTTCTCATATCCTACCTCTTTACCAAAACTCTATCACAACCAACAAACCTACTGACAAGAAGAAACCGTGTGCCTTTCGGGATTTCATCATGTTTTCTCAGATGACGTATGGCAGCTTTATAACTATGACATGGAAAATCTGCCGGATACCAATTATTCGTATATTCTGCACGATGTACCCACATCTTTTTGTTATGATCGTAATATAGTTCTCGATTATTTCTGTATTCACGGAATGTTTCTTTGGTTCTATCGTAATCATCATCAAATCTCAAGAACCAAAACTGATTATTTCTTTTCATATTTTCTATCTCCGTTTAATACGAATATATTTATTATATTCTACTCTCTTTTCACAACATCTTCGATTGCCATTTTATCTTCGTTGATTGAATAATTGATTACAGCCATTGCAATGCTGTTCATTTTACTTTGCATAAACGCTTCGATTTCGCCTCGTGCTTCTTTGACTGTCTTTTCCATTTGCTCACCGAAACTATCCAGGACATATTCTGCATTGCACCCTATATCCATTTTTGCCCTGTTGAGTAAGTTCAAAATTTTCTCTTTATCAGCCTTATTAAGAGCTTTCTTTGTATCGAACAATTCTTTTATTGCTGAATATGCTTCATCAACAGATTTCTCAACGTCTGATAACTGGTTTCTGAACTCACTTTTATATTGTTCCACTTTATTCACATACTCTATATGCGGCATATATCCATCTCTTTCAGTAAAACGTATTGTACACGGGATTCCATCACCATTTC